AATATACATCTTGTCATAGACTCTACGATAGTTTTGCATGGCTGGTTGAGCACCGAGGATTGGTTTGAGGTAGAGGAAGTCTTTAGAACGATAAAACTTGTGGAGGATTTCTTGAGATTGTTCTTCTGTGCAATTAAAAATTTCCCTATAAAGATACTTGTATTTGGGTTTCGTGGGTAGAGCAATCCCTCTCCATTTAGCCATGGGTTCAACAAATTTTACAAGGACTTCATCTATATCCACTGCGAGTTTAGTGTTCATTTATTTCTACTGACATTATTCATAATCACGAATCGTCACACCTACGGGGAAGCGTGGTACGCCAAGGGCTGTCAGGTTTTGGAAGCGCACCGTGAGTTGTTTTCCAATATATTGGTCTCGCTCACTGTAGTATCTCTCCCTCTCTTTGATGGTTCCCTCTGGTTTCACGGTAAACTCGCGACCATCCCCCGTTTTACAGACCCATACAACGGCATCGGCGTCCCTCCCATGCCCCGTCTTGGCACCCACAATTTCATACTCCTCGGTTTGAAACTCCTTAAACTTGAGGAGATAGTTACTTCTCTTTCCAATCTCATAGGTACTCGTGGTCTCCCGAATCATAATACCTTCATGCCCCTGTTCAACAAATTGTTTGTGATATTTGAACATCTCACTCTTTTTAGGGACAAGGATAGTATCCACGACGGTTGGGGTTTTATCCTTGAGTATCCGTTGCCTCTCCGCAAAGGGGAGGTCAGGTCGCTTTGTATCAAAGTAGTCAAATCCATGGAACTCCAAACTCTTTGGGTTCATCTTAAAAGCACTCGTGAGATCTTCAAATGACATACCTGGGGTATAGCATTCACCATCCAACCATTCACCATCCTTAAGATTCTCGGTGAGATGTTCAACACCCTTGACAATCTTGCCAGTCCGCGAGAAGCATCCTCCCGTAGAGACGAGGAGACGTACGCCATCTAATTTGGGTTGAACATAAAAGGGTTCAGAAATATACTTTTCGCGATCTTCCCATTTATTTGCCAACATTGGAAGGATTTGGATTCCCTTGGTTCTCTCATTGTTCCACATAGTCTTAGCTCTCACAAGAGCTTTTTCATACCCAGTCGTAACATTCGTTCGTGACACAATCGTTTTGTCACTCCCAACCATGCCGCTCGTCTTCACAATATCAGCAGTTCCATCACCGAGGTCTTCCACATGAATATCGGTAAATCTTTCGCGACCATTTTTGTCTTCTCGGATAAGGCGTTCCATTATACTTTTAATTAATTTCTCAACTTTAAATAGATGTCTTCACTGCCAGTTGTAAATTATGGTAGAATGGAACGACTTAGGCCACCAGAGCGCACGAGCGTGCCTATGAATGCTAATACATTTGCTATTGGGTTTATAATATTGTGTATCTTGGGTCTTTACAAACGCTATGTCACTATTAGTCAATCACGTGAGCAATCTTATACTTTAGACACTTTGATGCCGACAAAAAGAGGTCTTTCTTCATCAGTTTCTTAAACTTCTTCTCCGGAATGTCAGTCTTAGTCATATACATCTTCTTCAGACTCTTCATAAACTCGTCACAACTCTTCATTTCAGTTTTAAGTTCATGATATTTACCCCAGAAGTCAGTACTCAATTGATGAATCAGAATGTAGGCATTTTCACCCATGCGACGCTCTGATCCACCCAAGAACATGAAAGTAGCCGCAGAACAACAAGCACCTTGAGCAATCGTCACAACCTTTACCCGAGACTTTTCAATCACATTCTTGAGAGTAAATCCTGAAAACATATCACCCCCTTCACTCATAATGTGAATACGAATCTCCGGTTCATATCCAATGAGATCAGCCTTTTGCTTGAGAAGGTGCGTTTCCAACTTACGGAAGCTCTCAACAAACTCAAGGGTATTTTCAGGGGTAATCTCACCGTAGAAGTGGATTTCATTGCCGATAGTTTTGGTGACTTCTGGTTCTTCTTCCTCAAGTGCCTTGGAACCCTTACCATCCATAGCCCCCGTCAAAATATTTTCAAAGATTTTCTCGACTTCTTTCTGCGATGGCATTTTTTAATGCTTTCTTTACTCTTGTTACGTCCCTCTGTTTTAACTTATTTCCAACTGCGAGATGATTCATGACATCAAAATCTTGCGGGGTTAAACCGTATTCTAACATAGGCTCTATATTTCCATTTTCAGCATACTTTTTGAGAAGGCACAGGTCATCTATATTTAATTGAATTTCACTTTTGGTGCGAATATCTCTATACTTTTGATATCTCATTTTGTAGTTTCCATATTTTGTCCAACAACTCCCAGGTCTAATCTTATCCCTTATGAGGGATTTTCCAAGTGATGACTTTGGTATTGAGAGTGCATTAATGATAAAATAGGGCATGAGATTCCAATCTCCACTTGAATACATAAAAGTATCATATATATCAGCTTCTGAAAAGGCATCCGAAGCTCTCGCGTAATCAACGCCGCGAGAATCTAAATAATTTTCCTGAAATACATCCCAAATGTGTCCATGTTCGTGAATCTTATCTGGTATATTTGTTGTTTTCGGTTCAGTGAGAACATCTGCGATAAACTCCTTGGGTGTTTTAAATATATCTTTCTCGTCGTGGCCTTCTAAATATGTAAAAAAGTCTCTAATATTTCCTCTACACATGATGGCCGCATTTTCAGCAGTCGATGACCGATCTTCTGTCAGAGTTAACAATTTTTCGGGTTTGTGCCTTGGTATAAATATCGTTTCAAAGTTTGGAAACATACACATATTTATAGATGTCACAATGAGTGAACCTCTCGTTAGACGTTCACCGTCGGATACACGTTCCACCAAACTTTTAAATTCAGATGTATAGTCTTCAATAATAGCATGTTTCCCAGCACCTTTTATGAAAGTCAGGAAAGGTGATTTACTTTTTAGATGTTCTTGAAATATCTCGAGACTATTTGATTCATTCAGTACCGCGTTCAATACATAAGTTTTACCAACACCCGATGAACCACATATGAAGACATTTTTCCTCTCACGAATGTACTTCTTCAATAGATCAATCTGTTTTTCGTGGATTGTGTTCACAACCGGTTCTTTTTTTTGTTCGACTATTTTAATGAAAGAATCCATTGATGATCTTACTAATCAAGCCATAGATTTAGTGCTCGAGAATGACGCACTACAAGAACGTATCGTAAAACCTTTAAGAAGGAAAATTTTACCATATGCGATGTGTGCTATGTTGACTAACATTTCAATGTTTATTCTTCTTGTGTACCTTGCTCGACGTCTATCGGTTCTTCAGAGACCACCGATGTGAGTTCTTCTTCTTCGTCTAATTCAGACTGCATCTCTTCAAGGATCTTTATTTTTGCTTCATACTCTTCCCTCCCTTTTACGAGTTCTCCAATCCTGGAAAGTGGTCCACCCTTTGTTGATTCGGAGATGACACTTGAACCCGTGTGTGATCTTATATTTGTGAAACCTGGTAGTTTCAACTTGGGAATCGCTCGGACATCGAGAATCTCAGGCTTCGTGAACATATTGTCAAGTGGGTATTCCTTTTCAAACTCCGCAAGGATAGTTGATGGAACACTGGGTGACTGTTCAATGAGACGGTCATATTCATTCTTGCATCTAGTAACAAATTCCAAACCATCTGTACTACGCTCTTCACGAGCGAGAGCTAATTCTAATCTAATATTTCTGGAAAGAAGACCAAATGAGAGCGCCGCCGCCTTGTGATTCTCCATAAGTTCATTGATTTTTAGGAATTGCATAATGGTCGCGACGAGACCTGCGATAAGGTTAAGACCACCAATGACAGATGGCACCATACCACGGAGGTTCTCGGGGAACTGTTCTTGAGCAAAGTTCGCAGTACCTGTGATTGTTGAAAGTATAATGACAGGTAAAGTAAAACGCATACTCAATCCCTTGTACAACAGGAACGCTCGGTGATGCATGTACCTGTAACACCCCGAAGCCTCACCCCATTGACGCAATATAGATTCGTGTTGCTCATTCCAACTATCACGACGATTTTCAAGTGCCTGTTGCTTGATCATTTGATCGTCAAAATTTTCTTGGTTCATTTTATAATAGATGAACATAATATTCTGGATTCATCTTGTATTTCTCATAGGTATTCTTGTCGTTCCCTTTACAAATGATCACAGAAACCTTGAATTTTATTCCATACTTATCCCATTTTTGTTCTATCATTGGAGTGTCAACGATGATACATGCGCTCTTACTCAAGCTGAGATGATGGTCACAGGACAGCAAAAGGAGGAGACTTTCATGCACCGTGTCGTGTCGCCCATATACAAGATGGAAGATAACGATATAAACAACTTGACAAAGACTGTTTTCTTCTTCCTCTGGGCTATCGTTCAATATCGCCTTGGTCGCTTTGATACGTTTATTGATGACCTAAGATTGATCATGAAAGGTAAAACACCCAAGTAAAATGCCTCACTGGCGTGAAGAAGAATTAGAGAGACTCAAGAAAGAGTACGCTTTCTACAAGGAAACTGATAGTCTAAGATCTCAAACTTTAAAATGGATCATAGACTATCACGAACGCATGCTCGGTATAAAGTTTTGGGGCGAAGAGTTTACACAACACAATGGACATCAAACAACAAATTGAAGCTCTCGAGCAATCTAAGGAATTTCATCATCAAAAATATTTAAACAATCTTCAGATTATTGATGACAAAATTGAAAGAGTTGAAAAACAGATGGAGAGAACAAAATCTCAAGTGAAACGGGATCTTCTTAACCGTCACATTGACTGGTATGAGGAAGAGATCCTAAAGATGGACGAAGCCATTGAAGTCATTACACAAAAGTTAAATTCAGAGATTGAGAGACTCGGGGGTGTTATGAAGTCTCACGAAGAAAGAAAACAGAAGGAGAAGAAATCTTTTGAATACAACATTGAAAATATTAGAAAATGTTGCAAGAATCGTAGTGCGGCGACAATGTTTGACGCTTTAGAATCTGTGGCAAACGCATTAGAAATTATTAGAGCCGAGGCCCGTCAAACCTAAATTTATCAAAAAAGTGCACGGAAACTCTAAAGTTATAATACAAAATCATACATAGTGCGTCGGCAATATCATGTTTCCTCTCGTAGGGTATTTCACCCTCAATGTACTTATCTGCAATAGAGACAGTTCGCTCCTTGCGTTCCTCGTAATTTAGATGTCTCATACCAAAATGTGTATGCATGCTCACAGGTGAAACCAATATAACTTTATCTTTGAACATGTAATTTAGAAGTACCTCAATGTTTGTAAACCCTCCGGGTGGTTGTCTCTCTATAAGTATAGTGACAGCTGCATCAAATATAAACCTGTGATCTTCTACAAATAAAGGAATGAGATCAACGATATCATTTGAGTGAATATATTTGTAGTCTTCGAGACTTACCTTCTTCATGAACTCTACATCTACCTTTGGACCTTTACCACATTCGGCGAGGACAAGTCCCATATTGTGGTAGCCAATATCTATGGCAAGGATCTTCATGTTTTATATTTACTTGACTTCCTTAAGCGTGTAGGCTACACTAACACGTAACCCATAATACGCTCTAGAAGGTCCCAGACCTACGTGTTCTATTCTACTATCAAACAAAATTCCACGATTGTCTATTGGCTCTATACACTTTGTGGAATCATCCGACTTAAAAAGTGTATAACCGCTGTACTTGTTTACGTTTTCTTTTGTGATATCTCCAATGTATAAAAGAAAAGTGTAATCATCTTCGCGCGTGGAATCTCTATGAAAGTCACCGTCTAATCCATAAGTTTGACCATTTGCAATAATATTATAAAATTCAAAATTTCTATTTGTAAGTTTTATGATTTTCTTACCAATATGCTCACGAAAAAACATATTATATGCCAGTTGCTGTTCCCAAAATGTTGTACCGCCTTCATATGAGTTACGTGTAAATGTCCATGACCCGGATTCTATAATGTCTCTTGCATATTCAAGTTCATGAACGGCCAGGAAATCATCATATACTTTTATTTCATCCATGTTTAATTAAAACTATATGGTTTTCTTTAATTATTTTCTACATAAATCATAAATGAAGATTAAGAACAAGGCGAAAAATCAACTCTTGTGGTCAACCGTTATTG